AAAAAGAAAGGTATTATAGGAAAACTTAAGGAGGCGGCAGATGATAAGGAAGAACAACTTGCTATTCTTTCTACCTTTGTCCGTCTTGGTATCCTTGTTTGGTCTGGTTCAATTCTCACTCTGGCATACATCAAACTACCTCCTGCACTCGGAATACCCGAACAAAAACTGGATCCAACATTCATCGCCTCCGTCTTTACCGGGGTCTTAGCTTCTTTTGGAGTTCAGACTGCCAAGAAAAACGGTGCTAATGGTGGTGGAGGTGGTGGAGGAATCACAAAAGAACAGATGGAAAAGTTGATTGAGAAAGCAGCACAAACTGCACCTGCTCAAACAATTCGAATTGAACAATCTCCTATTAAAATTGAAGGTATGAATGATGGACAACCCCCAATCAAACCAACGATCTAATTTTAAGTGGGTAGCACTGACAGTAGGAACACTGTTCGGTGTTGCTCACATTGGTATCTTAGGACATCTTATTAATAAAAAAGATATTCCAATTATTAACTTGCCTGTTGGTGACTACACATCATATAGTGTAGAGGCAGGAAAGGATGGATATAGTATACAATATAGTTCTAATGACCCCAAGGTAATGGGTGTAAGAAAGAAATTAGATAAGAAGAATGGATTATTTGGTATCGGTGGAACCACAGATTTGATTACAGAAGAAGAATATACGATGGATGGGGCAAGACATCTAGGAGGTGCCGAGGGAAAGTTAACTGCCAAAAATCTGGAATGCATCAAAGCGGAGGGCGCTGGAGAGTCAACCGGAAGAATGGTCGGTGCTAGTGTTGGTGCAGGTATTGCTCCTATCTTTACAGGCATTCCATATGTTGGTTGGTTGATATCTGGTTGGGCAGTAATGTTAGGTCAGGATACTGGTGCAGATATAGGTGGTGAAATCGCAACAATGATGGGGGATTGTGAAGATGAATCTTCTTCTTAGACCACTTGATAATGTTTCCGATCCAGTTTGGAGTGTAATAATTTCACTTATTATATTTTTAGGTGGAGTTACTTATTATATCGTCTATATAATGCGTATGGCTTTCGATGAATTGGACGATGGCAACTCTAAATGAAGTATCGGCAAAACTGTTAGAAGTTGATGCTAAACAGGATCAAGAAATAGCACTCTTGAAACATAGAGTTGAACAACTTGAGAATGAAGATGATAATGAAATGATTAAAGAACTTCGTGAAAGAGTTCGTAAACTTGAAAAATGGGTTGCCGGTGCTGCTGCTGTAATTGCTGCTGCCACCTTTGTAATTGGTATTGCCGTCGCAGTAGATTCTAAGGAGATCGATTATGGGAGCAATGGTTCCACCGAGCAAAAAATCTTGCTACAACTTCCGAGTGACAGAGATTAATCGTGTTCTTGACGGAGATACTATTGATGTCACCATTGATCTTGGGTTTGATTTATACAAGAAAGAAAGAGTTAGAATTGCAGGAGTTGATACACCAGAAAAAAGAACCAGAGATTTAGAGGAGAAGGCTCTTGGAATCGACGCAACCAACTGGCTCAAAGAAAAATTGGAAAGTACTTTGGCTGGTGACGATGAGTTGTCTATTAGGACTGAACTTGTTGGTGGCGTCGGTAAATATGGCCGTCTTTTGGGGTGGTTATATGTTGGGGACGGAGATGTGTCCCTCAATGAGCAAATGATCAAGGAAGGATACGCTTGGGAGTACGATGGTGGAACCAAACAAAAAAACTTTGAAGAACTTAGGGAAATCAGAAGGGTTCACGGAACTCTCGTGTAGAAGTGCGGTATGTGGAGGTGACCCCTTTATTCCTGATTCAGAATATCAGGGTGGTAATTGTGAACTGACTTGCGATATAGAAAAGAAAGATTGATATATACACAATGATATAAACTTGGAATCATGCAAAAAGTAATCAATGTTCTTGCTCTCACTTCTTTTGCCGTCTCTGCTTCTATTGTTGGTGGTGGTGCTTACGTCTACCTAAACAAAGATGCTCTCATTGAGAGTGCTAAAGCAGCAGCAACTAAAGCAGCAACCGAAGCAGTTGCCGGTGCCCTTCCTGGTATGATTGATAGTGCGATGCCAGAACTTCCTGGTCAAACTGGTGGTATAGCTCCCGGAGGATTTAGTCTTCCCTGATATATAAGTCAGTTATTATAGTGATATGACTGTATCTAAACCTAGAAGAAGAAGGAGAACTCAACCTCAGAGTGATAATAAATTCTTTCTTTATGTAATGTTCTATCACTTCTTCGGGGGACTTGCTGGTATTTTTAAAGATGATTGATGGCAGAAATTCCTGAAATTAGAGTGAGATCTTTAGATATTCCCGAGATCTCTAACTATCTTATTAATCCATCACAGTCACTTCCTAATACTGTTCCCGTAACGGTAAACATAGGATTTCCTGTGGTGGATCTTCCTGGATGTGTTGAGGCACATCAAACAAATAACGCCAAGAATAATCAAATTGTAGAAGACGATAGTAGAGGTGTTCTAACATTTTGTGATGGGCAGGTTCCATCTTTTAATCCTATAAATTTTAATGAAGAAGTGGAACTACCAACTCCAGAAGCACCAGTTCCTACATATAAATCACCGGAAATTCCGGCAGCACCAGAGATTCCTAAGAATGCTGTTCCAAAAGTAGAGAAAGAAGAGGTTCCTTGTCCTGGTCCTAATGCTCCAAGAATAGGTGATATAGCACAGAGTAAAAAAGAAAAAGTTTCTGGGTATGAACTGCAGAATATAAATGGTCAGCAGATATGTGTGACTCTTTATGAACCTATTTCTTTTACAGAACAATATCTACCAGCACCACAAGTAGTAGCAACAACTGCTGGTATTGCTGCTGTGGCAACTACATCTGCCTTATTGGCAAAACCATTAGCAGACATTCTTCTCAAGGTAGTTAAACCACTGGTAAAGAAAACAATTAAAAAAGTTGCTGCTAAATTTGGAAAGCAATCAAAACAACTTAGTGTAACTGAACGTAGAGAAGTTCAGAGAGAACTATCTCAAGCAGTTAGAATAATGAAAAATATGAAGAAATGATTATTCGATAGGACCACCCAAATCACTTGCTTGTCTTGATGTCTTAGGGATAGTATGAGTATGTGGTTTGATATGAGTTACATTATTGACTACGACATCGGCACATATTGACGCATAAGGACTTCTGGGATGAAAAGAAATTCCTGCCTTTATCAATTCTCCACAATTCTTCAAGCGCGCAATTTCAAAATCTAATCTCTTATTGGCTGCTGCTTGTCTCATTAAATCAATATTTGCTGCTGCTGCCTCTTTACATTGATCTTGTAAAGTCTTATCTAATGGTGAACTCCAAGTCATAGAGAAACCAACACTTAAATTATAGTTATCCTTCTGTCCGGTTCTTACCGGAACTCTGTATAAAATATTACCAGGATTATCGGGAGCACCATCCCCGATTACTTTTCCATCATCATCAAAGTCTCCAGATAAGTCTCTCATGTCATAGACATTATCAAAGTATTGACCACTAAAAGGTTTCTGAGCGGATACTGCTCCTGTTACATATGGTGTAAAGTTCATCGTTGGACCCTGACACTGGATCCCTCCACCATAAGTGTTAGTGATGTATGGTCCTTGTAAAACCTGAATTGCCTGATTAGTGACTGAACCTGAACTATTCGCCACAGGCGCAGCAGTCGCACTTACACCTCCGACTTCCGCACTTGCAGGTAGGGCATTTGCAATACTTGTTAGACATAAGACTACTGGGAGAAGATACTTGTTGTAGTTGTTATACTTTCGACCTCGGTCGTTCTTTGAATAATCGTGTGGTTCGAAAGACCCGGACCTTGATAAGTTTCTGTGAACTGAAATGCTGCTCCGGGATTTGTCTGCACATAAGATGGTTTGCTTGTCACACCGGTCCATGTTGATGTCACTCCGTCAATAGTTACTGTATTTGTTCCAGTGCCAGGAGAAAGATTGCCTGATGCTGTAATTCCACTTCCTGTAGCAGAATATTGATAACCTGTGTTATAGTCCATCGAATTGATGGTTTCTACTACTTTAGATTTTGTTTCAGTTGAACTTGTCATTGATCCCTGTGTGAAATTCGGGACCACTGGGACTGCTTTTGCGACAGTTCCATGAATTGCACCAAGAATCAATCCGAGACTGATTGCTTCTTGTAATCTAGTCATTGGTATTTAACCTCAGTCGATCACAGTGATTTCGGAAACGAATTGTCCAATTGCCGTAGAACCAGCTCCGCCAGCGGTCACCGTAAGAACATTTGCCGAGGTTACAGTGCCTGCAAGAGTATCTTTAGTGCCAGAAGCATAGGATGTTTGAGTCGAAAGATTGCCGACAGTTCCTACAGTAGGGGCACTTGTGGGCACGGCATCAGCCTGTGTATAAGATTGACTGAAACTAAATGCTGCTCCAGCAGTGTCTTGGGTTGCTGCAATAGTTCCTGGTGAATAAACTCCAGAAGTGATAGTTCCGGCAGAAACTGTTCCAGCAGTTGATCCGTCCGTAGTATCAATATTACTACCTGAGATACTGAACGAACTCCCAATTCTAGATGCTGTTGTTCTGGCAGTATCAACGGTTAGTTGAACACTTGCCGCATGTTTACTAACAAGACCACCAGCATAAACAGGTGTTGTCATCAAAATCATACCAAAAGCAATTAGTGCTTTTTTCATGTGTAAACTATAAGGTGAAATTATTTAGCAACTTGTAGTTTATAAATAAATCACGATGTATTGAACATTACAATGAACGAACAGCAAACGCATTTGACGCAATTGGTAGAGCAAAGAACTACATTGTCACAACAACTTGAAGGTATTCAAACTCAAACAACTAGAACTAGAGAACTTCTTTTAAAAACTCAAGGTGCTATTGAGTATCTGGAAGCAGTCGGAGTCACACTTCCAGAACCAGAAGTCACCGAAGAAGCAGAAGTTGCTGAAGAAGCAGATGCTCCCAAAAAAGCAAAGAAAGGTTGACGCATAGATCAAAAGACATTATAATATAGAGGATGAGGGCAAGTAGCTCAGATGGATAGAGCCACGCACTTCTAATGCGTTGGTCGGGGGTTCGAGTCCCTCCTTGCCTGCCTGATCCTCTGTAGCTCAGCGGTAGAGCCGACGACTGTTAATCGTCTGGTCGCAGGTTCGAATCCTGCCGGGGGAGTAAGACGGGGAATGAGCTCGCCCGCGACGGTGCTAACCACACTGTGATCTAGAGAGTTGGTTACTTTCTTCTTGCTCCATTACAAACTGTCAGAATGTTGGGTTTGACCGCCCCATAGCAAGCATTCGGATAAGTGTAATGTATGCCTCCGTAGCTCAGCTGGTAGAGCAGGTCTTTTGTAAAGATCAGGTCGCAGGTTCAAGTCCTGTCAGAGGCTTGACAATCTCAAACGATTGTCATATACTATCTCTTGTGTGAAGGAAGTGCAGGGAGAGTAATCTCCCTTCTTGCGGGATTAGTTTAGAGGCAAAACTAAAGGTTTCCAACCTTTCGTCATCGGTTCGATTCCGATATTCCGCTTTCGGATAACCGAATTTCCGAAAACACAGGTGAGTATAAATACTCCAACGTTACTCTGTAACGTTTTACAACAGGGAGATGTCGATTCCCTTTCCATCTGCGGGTAACCATTCCGCAAGTAAAATAACGAGGTTTAAACAAATGATCAAATCTGTATTCGCAGTCACTGCTGCTCTTTTCACATCTGCAGGTGCTGCCCTTGCAGGTCCCTACGTCAACGTAGAGGCAAACTCCGGTTTCACGGGATCCAACTACAACGGCACGACCACTGATTTCCACGTAGGTTACGAAGGTGACCTGGGTGAGAATGCTGCATATTACGTCCAAGCCGGTGCAAGTCTGGTTTCCCCTGATGGTGCCGAGAGTGACACTGTTCCTTCTGGTAAGGCAGGTCTTGGTGTTGGTCTCTCCGACAACCTGGGTGCTTATGGTGAAGTTTCCTTTGTCGGTTCCGGTTCTGCTTCCGTTGACCGTGGTTATGGAACCAAACTCGGACTGAAGTACAGCTTCTGAGTTTACAACTGAACATCTAGATGTTATACTGGGGGTGCGACGGCACTCCCTTTTTTATGGAATATCAAGCACCGGATTTATGTGTGATGAGTATCACACCAGATGAAGAGACAGGTAAACTATGGTTGGATATGCCTTCCAAGTGGGATCCAAGTCCACAACCACCAGTGTTGGTTACACAAAAAACCATTGACTACGTTATGAAGAATCCCTATAGTGTTTCTATGTGCCCTTCTGGTTGGCCCAATCCACCTACTGAAACTGAATGAAAAAATATCTGAAAGCAATACTCTTTCATCCGGCAACACACTTTAATATTATATCAGTGTGGATATTAATTATGATTGGAATACTGCATAATCATGCACATCATTCTATGGAAATTGATGCTGATTCCTATGTCTTCAATTGGTGTAGGAACAATCCCGAAAAATGTGAGGAATTCATGAGACGATGATACATCATTATTATATTCCTGATCCAGGTTCTGTCATAAGAAACTTAAAAGTTCCGGAAGAGATAGTGCAGTATTGTGATAATTTCACATACTATGCTGATAGAGATGATCTAAGACATATTGATTGTGTGTATATGCATATGGGTGAATATGGAAACGATCCAAAAATGCTTGAAGAATTGAGAAAAAAAACAATACCTATTTTTAAATAATGAAAAAGAAAATCAAGAAAGCAGTGAAAGCATTTTTCAAACCAACTATGAAACATGAATATGTAAGTCTTCAAGATCAATTGAATGCTCTTCAATCTAGATTTAACGATTTGGAAAATGATCATCTTTATATAATGCGTGAAATGCAAGAACTATATAATTTGATTGGTAAACAAAATTCTAATGAAGATTAATCTCTGGTATTCTGGAAGTATGAGTCAGTGGAGATGGACTCTTGTAGAAGAATGGAGAAATGGAGAAGTGCATACTGAACAACATTCTGGACAAAGACCAGACCTACGTGTTGCAATGAATGATATTGCCAATACTGTAGAATACATACTAAAGCATAAATAATTGAAAACTGAAGACGTTCAGAACAATACAATGTTTAATATAAGAATAAAGTGTCGTTCCTGCGGGAAGGAATTGGAAGGACACTCTAATAAAACAGTTTCTTGTGGTTGTCCAAACATGACAACCGTTCGTGGTGATAGAATTTCTGCGGTTGATTTGGGTCAGGTTGTTATGCTAAATTCTCATCAACCAAAAAGTAAAACAGGAGTTCTTTCGCAGGAGGATATTCTGTGGCAAGAGCAAAGAAAGCAGAGAAAAGTTCGTAAATTGGACTTTGAGATCAGATAAAGTTTGTAAATCAACACATAAATGACAGATATAGGATTTTTGCTATTATAGCTAGTAAGTATCCCTAACTGAATAAAAACATGGACGAACACACCTACAACAATTGGGTGAGAGTTAAAGAAACATTTGAAGAGTCGGGTAATACCGATAGTTTTTTTTATAAACGAGCATGTGCTATAGTAGGAGGACAACCTGACCCAATGAACAATATAGGAAATGTCGCACAGGATGACACAACTGAAACCTGAACATTGCTACACAAAGGCAGAGGTTGATAGACTAATTAAGGATGCTATTGATGAGGCAATGCGTAAACATAATCGCAATGCTTCTATCATTAGTATGTGTCTAGGAATTTTATTTCTTGCTGCCTTTGTTGATGGGTTCCTCCGTGCAATTGGTATCATACCTCCATTCTTGGATATTGATATTAATCTAATGAATCAAGTTATAGATAAAGTAAAAGATGAGGTAATCAAGGTTATACAATGAAAGTTGGACTTATTGGTTTAGGACGAATGGGTGAGGGTATGTCTCGCCGTATGATGAAAGAAGGTATCGAAGTCTGGGGTTATCGAAGAAATTATGATAAGGCACAGGAAGCATATGAAAAAGGATATGTTACTGGTGTCACCACTGACCTTGAAAATCTTGTAAAGGTAGTTCAACATCAAGACGGACATGTTGGTAAATGTCCCGGTATTTTTCAACTTGTCATTCCCGCAGAATTAGTAGAGGACACACTGAATGAGTTACTACCATTACTTGGCGACGGGGATATTATTATTGATCATGGCAATAGCAACTTTAAAGATTCTCGCAGGAGAGCAGAAAGGTTGGCTAAACTTGGCATCCAATTTATTGACTGTGGCACTAGTGGTGGAGTTTATGGTTTGGAGCGTGGATACTGTCTTATGGTTGGCGGTGCAAATCACGCAGTATCTGTCTGTGCCCCCATTTTCAGGGCACTGGCACCTGGTATTACCGCTGCAACCCGCACAGACCCTTACACAAACGCAACATCTGCTGAGTATGGTTGGTTACACTGTGGGGGACCTGGTGCGGGTCATTTCGTAAAAATGGTTCACAACGGAGTCGAATATGGAATCATGCAAGCGTATGCAGAAGGGTTTAATATTCTCCATCATGGTAATCTTGGTTCCAAATATGTTAAGGAGGGGGATGCTGAGGTTGCTC